ACAATGCGTATAATAGACCAAATTTTGCACAAACCAAAGTACAGTATGATCCGCTGACCTTTACATTTCATGATGATAGTGCAAACATAATTAGAAACTTTTGGTTTGACTACTATAATTATTATTACAGAGATGCCGACTATACTGAATCTATGTATGGCGATCGTGAAAAATATTCAAGCTCTAGGCCCACTGATAAATGGGGATACTCGCTACGTCCCACCAGCGCCGGCACAGAGTTGCCTTACTTAAAAAGTATTAGAATATACAGTTTACACCAAAAGCAATTTAGCGAATATATATTAATGAATCCAATCATTAGATCGTTCAAGCACGGTGAACATGCGCAGGGACAAAATGAAACTATGCAGCATGATATGACAGTAGAGTACGAATCGGTAATATACTGTTATGGATCAGTTACCCCGGATAAAGTTACCGGTTTTATTGATTTACACTACGACAAAACCCCAAGCCCGTTGACAGTGGCCGGCGGCGGAACTCGCAGCATTCTTGGCCCGGGCGGATTGTTAGAAACTGGCGACGATGTGTTACAAAATTTAGCTGACGGAAACTATGGTACTGCCTTATTCCGAGGCCTGCGTGGGATACAAAATGCAAAAAACATGAATCTAAAATCAGCAGCCATCGGCGAACTGCTATCACTTGGCACCGGAGTATTAAGAGGCAATAACCCTTCCAGTTCTATATTTGTTCCCAGCTTGTCTAGTTTGGGCACAAACATTAGTACAATTGGTGCAACATTGGGCATTGGTGGCGGCCTTGGCGGAGGCGGTGGCTCCAGTTGGCTTGCGGGAGCGGCGGGATTGGGAGTTGCTGCATTTGCCGGTCGCGGAACCAGAAGTCAAGAAATGACAAACGCAAGTAATTATATTGACAACAATTATCCGGGAACCCCTTACGACGATTTTCCATCACCAACAAATGACTTTGTAACTGAGCCCGGAGTTAATAAAAGTATGAGTATGAGCAGTGAGGCGTCTTTGGATAATGGTGCGCAGGTTGTGGCAACAAATCAAGAAAGTATTAACCGGCCCGGCGATAAGTTAGCAGCTCAGGCTCAGACTCAAAGGATTTCTACTGCACAGTTACAAAATCAAGCTAACGCACATTTTGCAGAAAAACAACTCAACAGAAGTCGTGAAGCTGAAGCAATGTTTAGGAACAAGTACAACGAAGCAGTTGCACAATATGGGTCGGATAGCACAGCAGCTAAAAATCTTGATTCTCTGATTAATCAAGAAATAACCAAACAATCTAGTAATTTACAAAAAATAAATGAACTTGCAGTACAAGCGGCAAGTCTTGACGCTGCTCAAAGCAGGCAAGAAATTATCACTGGATCAACAGCATGAGTACCCCAAGTAATTTAAACGGCACTAGCGCAGCCAGTACAGATACAAAATCATTTTTTAACAACACAAACTTGCCACCAATATCAGTTAGTCAAAATGTCGACGATGCTGTGGTTGCATATTTTGAGCAGATTTCTGACTCCAAGGAAGCAGCCCGAGCACTGGCAGCAGCAGTGATACTAACCAGTGTTAGTCAAGGGGTTGACCCAATGAGTACTCTCCAACAGTTTATGAAAATGGACAAGGCACAATTAAACAGTTATACCACAATGTTTTTAAATTTAAACAGAGTTGGTACAAGCTACCTTGGTATTAACAATAGCCCCACAGTGTCAAAGTATGTGGCAAGAATGATTAGACCATAATATGGGAAAATATGCTAGTGGAAAGTTCCAAGTAATAAACTCGGAAAAGTATGTGGGTAAGAAAGTGCCTACATATCGATCGGGTTGGGAATTCACGTTCATGACGTTCTGCGATAATAATCCAGCAGTGGTTAATTGGGCAAGTGAGCCGTTTATGATTCCCTATAGGAATCCCTTTACCGGTAAAAATACGGTATATGTTCCTGACTTTATGATTGTATATGTAGACAAGAGCAGCGCCAAGCATGCCGAAGTTATTGAAGTTAAACCAAAAAGTCAGGTCAGTTTAGAAAGTGCCCGTAGTCCCAGAGACAAAGCATCTGCAATACTAAACATGGCCAAGTGGACCGCAGCACGAGCATGGTGCGCTCAGCAAGGTTTACAATTTCGAATAGTAACCGAAGATGATATCTATGCAGGTGTCAAAAAAACCCGCTAAATATCTACATGACAAAGAAATTAGAAGAATTATTTGATTTGCCCAAAGCTACCCCGGACACAGAACCGGAGTTGGAGCAGATTGAGTATCACAAGGAAATGTTAGCAGGCGCCGACAATATAATTGACCGCATCAACCAAGCATTGCCCCAGGTGCGTGATCTTGATGAGGCAGACAACGAGTTAGATGCACTGGCCAAAATGGCTACAGAAAAGTTTGAAGACTTAATGGATTTGGGCATGAATGTAGAAGCTAGATTCAGTGGCAGTATTCTGCAAACAGCCGGCGTATTGCTGGGCCATGCTATTACTGCCAAGCAAGCCAAGATTGACAAGAAGTTAAAGATGATTGATTTGCAGCTGAAGAAGTTGCGATTGGATCAAACAGCAGCCAAAGAGGGAGATAATCCACATACTATGGATGGACAAGCTGTGATATTGGACCGAAATGAGCTGTTAAAGCAGATTTTAGCCGATAGTAAAGAGTCAAAGAAACTACAATAGCATAAATATCAATAATAGGATTTGTCATTTAAATGAAACCATTCACACAATATCTGTATCATACACAGAAAATATATGAGTTCTGCATTAAATTGGCCGAAGTAGACGTGTCCGAGGACAATCTAGCTAGGATCAAAAATGCGTTAGAAGCATATTGCGTAGAAAGCATGAGTAAACCTCGCCGCCTACCAATTCAAGAACATCGCGATTTTCCCAAAATGGGACCTTGCGAATGTCATGTCATCAACATTGGATTAAAGTACCCAACAACTACCGAACAACTAACACACATTGTTGCAGAACGTGCTTTGTTAGACAAGGGTCGTGTTTGTGTATACACCAAGGATGACTTTGAGCAGCAGGTTGCCTTAAACAGCGAAGCAGTAAGAACTGAACCGTTGTTGACTGATCCTACACTTGAAGACGAACCCAATGCACAAGCCCTAGTCGGACAAGCCCGTGTTGGTAGCTTCCTCAAAGAATTAGAAAAGAATAAAACCAGCAAATACGAAATTGCCGGAAAAGAAAAAGCCGACGGTACTACTACCGACTCTTTACCTCAAGGGACTAAGAGTCCTGTTGGCAGTAGCCAAAATAAAATACCGAGCCCGGTAAAAGGAAAATAAAATGGATTTTAATAAAATTTTAACAACATTCGCTGCAATCACTAGTAACAAACCTCTTAATGAAGCAGCGGAGAAATCAGATAAGCCGTGGACCGACAAGTCTGGCAAAAAGCACCCAGGTACAGCAGTCAAGGGCGACAAGTACTCGGGCAAAGAAGCTGAGAAAGAAGAAAAAGCCAAGCCAGTTAAGGAATCTACTCTTGCTGAGTTAATTGCCAAGATGGATGCTATTATCGAGTCTACAGAAAAAGTTGACGAAGAAGATGTAGAAGAAGGTAACGAGTTCAGTGGCGAACTGGCCAAGGCCAAAGCCGCTGGCAAAGACGACTTTGAAGTAGCTGGCAAAAAGTACAAGGTTCAGGAATCGGAAAAAACCGACAAGCCATGGACGGACATGAGTGGCAAGAAGCAACCCGGTACAGCCGTCAAGGGCGACAAGTACAAGGGCGACGAAGCCGACAAAGAAGAAAAAGCTAAAAAAGTTGACGAAGCTGCTGAAAAGACAGACAAGCCATGGACAGACATGAGTGGCAAGAAGCAACCCGGTACAGCCGTCAAGGGCGACAAGTACTCGGGCAAGGAAGCCGACAAAGAAGAAAAAGCTAAAAAAGTTGACGAAGCTAAATTAGCCGAGTGCGGAGACATGATGGGCGGTATGATGGGTGGTGAGCCAGAATCCAACATGAGCGTTAACACCAGTGTTGACACTCGTACCGGACACAAGACTGTTAGCATTAGTGCCGATGGCGACAAAGCAGACCAGCTTATGCAAATGTTAAAGCTGGCCGGCCTAGGTGGTATGGGCAGCAGCAGTGGCGACGTTGATGGCGATGGCGATCATGATATTGCCGATCATGCACAAGAAATGGGTGCCGAGGTTGTTAGTATCCCGTTGGCACATGCAAACGGTGGATATCAAGGCCCAACAGAAGAAGTTGAAGAAGAATACTCTAACGAACCCAATCCACAAACACAAGGTATTGACACACAAATGCGTCAAGGCACTGATTTAAACAGAGAAAAGACCATGCACAAACACAGCTATCGCCAAGGGGACAATCCAATGGCAATGCGTGAAGCTAAAGAACTAGCGTTTCTAGAAGCAGAGATTGCAGAAGGACTTGATTCTATCAAAGTCAAAAAGCCAAGTGCCAGCTACAAGAACACTTTTAAAAAGCCAACGTTGGTTAAGAAAGTAAAATAACATGAAGAAGCTAACAGACTATATTGCCGAAGCTGAGCAAACGATAGCCGAAAAGGCTGTTAGCCAGCAACAGCAGAAATTCATGGGCATGGTGCATGCCATGCAAACGGGCAAAAAAATCAAGGGTGCCGGTCCTGAGCTGAAAAAAGCTGCCAGCAGCATGAGCCCACGGGATGCTATGGATTTTGCTAGTACCCCTCACAAAGGCCTTCCCAAGCAGGTCAACGAAGCCCCCAACAGATATTACGACGTAACAACTACTATTTTAAATCCAGCATTTGCTGCATGGGAAAATGGAGTTGGCGACGAGAATAATCCGCCAGACGAAGAACTCGACGTTGGTGTAGACTATACCATGGTTGGCAAATACATGCCGGCAACCTGGGGATATAATGGTGGTGAGCCAGCAGAGTATCCCGAGATTGACGAATACACTGTGTATGATTTAGCAACAGGTCGAGAAATTGAAAACATTGACGATCACGCCCACAGCCAAATTGTAAAAGCAATCACTGCTGCTGCTGAAACCAGATCTGATGATTACTACGAAGGTATAGAAGAAGCCGCTCCTGCTATGGCCAAAATTGCAACAGAAAGCTCAGGCGATGCCAACGGTACGTTTGAACATGTGTGCAAAACATTCAGCCATGAATGCAAAAGATTTAAAGAAAGCAACGGCTCAGATTTAGATCGTGACTTGTTTCATGCACTGTATGACTATTACTTTGATGATATGCCATATGGTATTAAGAAGGATCGCGATGGCGATTCCTTCGAATGGGTAAGTAATCGTTTCCGTGATGATTTACAACTAGGACAAACGCCAGTCCCTGCAATGTCACAACACCAAGGTGAAATGGATACATTGCGTAAAATGGCCGGGTTACCTCCAAAAATTCACTCAGCATTCTAACATGAAGATAAACGAGGTTATTACAGAAGGTGGCATGACCAAACCTAGCAAGTCTGTCATGGCCTCTGTTAAAAATTTAACAACGTTTCCTGATCAGAATATGAATTCTGGATCTGCGTACAAGAACTATCGGTTTGGGCTAGCATTGGCCGGCGCTCCTGAATACCCAACCAAAGCAGATAACTACATTGCCGGTGATCCACTGTTGGCACCTTATACCGAAGCTGAAATGGAAATCATCAACTATGCATCGCAGCAAGTTGGAGATGGAAGCAAGCAAACATGGAGCAATGGACGTAGTCAAGAAATGGACAACGTTTATAAAACAAGCCCAGTGGCGCCTCAGAAAAAGAATCGATACGGCGTATAAAGCGTATGTGGAACGAAAAATTTAAAATATCTAGCAAGGACTTTGCAGATAAAACTCCCGAGATTGAAGAAGCAGTATTATCAGCTGATGATCCAATCCATGATATCAAACGTTTGGCCGGCTTGTCCGAAGCAACAAACATATATGAAGAATCACCAAGCGCCAATCAAAGCGGTGCTATGAGCCCGGTGGGTAGCAATATCAGCATAACCGGTATGGAAAAGCAGCGTCTTGAAAAAGAGCATAACATTAGACCCGGCAGTCCCGAATGGTTTAGACTTTGGTTTAGTCGCCCGTATCTTACAGGCGAAAAGCCAGTTGGCCCTAAGAAGAGCTAACTCTAGCGTATTCTTCAATACCCAGGTATTTGCACCAACCGGGATTGCTAATGTGGATGTTTTTGTTTTTCCACTGAGCAATCAAACTGTAGTAGTCTGGCTTGAATGGTGCCCGTAATGGTTTCCACAGCTTGCTGCCCTTTTTAAAGTTACAAGCCTTACATGCAGTTACAGAATTTTCCCATGTGGTTTTACCACCACTGGCACGTGGAATCATATGATCCAAAGTCAGTTCCTTTTTATCAAAGGTCTCTGAGCAGTATTGACATTGATATAGGTCACGTAGAAATACATTTGCACGACTAAATTTTACTGACTTTTTAAAGTTAAAGTAATCTTTGGTTACGCAAACGCTGGGAATTTCCATAGTGAGATGTTCACTGCGGATAATTCGGTCCGAATAAGTTTCCAAAATAGTAACTCTGCCCAAGAAGTAAAGTTTGACCGCATGTTCCCAGCTGACAACACTTAATGGGAGGATACTGATTGGATTATAATCGCTGTTGAGTAGTAATGTATCTGCCATAAGTATATTTAACTGAAAGAATGCTTATTGTAAGCTAATTTATCAAAATGTCAACACCAAGAACAATCGAAAACGCATTAGTCAAGCGACCCCATATGCAGGAGTCCTGGACTGAAATTGAGCTCAGGGAATTTGCCAAATGTGCAGACCCAGTATCAGGGCCTGCGTACTTCATGAATAATTATTTTTACATACAACACCCAACAAAGGGTCGTATGTTGTATAATGCTTTCCCCTTTCAAGAAAAACTTATAGACACTTATCATAACAACAGATTCAGCATTAGTTTAATGCCTCGTCAAACCGGCAAGTCAACATCGGCTGGTGGGTACTTGTTGTGGTATGCAATGTTTGTACCAGACTCAACAATTCTAATTGCAGCACACAAGTACACCGGTGCTCAGGAGATTATGCAACGTGTTCGATATGCATACGAAAATGTTCCAAACTTTATCCGGGCCGGAGCCACAAGTTACAATAAAGGCAGTATTGACTTTGAAAATGGTAGTCGTATTGTTGCACAAACAACAACAGAAACAACCGGTCGAGGCATGTCTATTTCGTTGTTGTATTGCGATGAGTTTGCATTCGTGCGCCCAAGCATTGCAAAAGAGTTCTGGACGTCTATTTCACCTACACTAAGCACTGGCGGTAAAGCTATTATTACCAGTACACCAAACTCAGACGAAGATCAATTTGCTATAATTTGGAAAGAGGCCAACAAATGCACCGACAGTTTTGGTAACAAAACAATACTGGGCCGCAATGGCTTTAAAAGTTACAGAGCATATTGGAATGAGCACCCGGATCGTGATCAGTTGTGGGCAGATGAAGAAATGTCGCGCATTGGTGAAGAACGTTTTAGACGTGAACACGGATGTGAATTCTTGATTTTTGATGAGACTCTTATCAATTCTATCAAATTGGCCGAGATTGGCGGTATTGAGCCTTTATACCGTACAGGACAGGTGCGCTGGTACAAGCGTCCCACCAAAGGCAAAACTTATATTGTTGCACTGGATCCAAGTTTGGGCACTGGCGGTGACCCAGCAGCTATTCAGATCCTTGAATTGCCGGAATGTTTTCAAGTGGGTGAGTGGCAACATAACAAAACTATTGTTCAGCGCCAAGCAGCTATCATTAAAGAAATATGTCAAGTGCTGTACGATGTTGTGGAAACAGAAGCAGACATTTATTACAGTGTAGAAAATAACACCCTGGGGGAAGCTGCACTAATTAGTCTAGCAGATATCGGCGAAGAAAACATCAAAGGCACTTTCCTTAGTGAACCTGCCAAAGTGGGACAGTCTCGCAGATATCGCAAAGGGTTTACTACAACCAACAAAAGCAAGCTGGCAGTTTGTTCCAAGTTCAAAAGTATGCTGGAAAGCGGCAAGTTGACAATTTGCAGCAATAACTTGATCAGCGAGCTAAAAACCTACGTAGCTTCGGGAACCGGCTTTGCTGCAAAGTCCGGCGAAACAGACGATCTAGTATCATCTATGCTATTAGCTGTGCGCATGATTCAAACTTTACAAAATTTTGATGCAGATCTTGACGAAAGATTGCGTGGAAACATTGAAGATAGCTTTATTGAACCAATGCCGTTTATTCTTCTTAGGTAAATACTTATTATGCGTGAACTAGACAATATAGCCGAAGACCTTTTTGACAAGATACGTTCCAGATTTGAGAACGTAAGTGTCGGCGACGTTAAAGCCAAGGCAACCGCCGAACCTTCCAAGGCCAGGTTTTTTAACTTTGATTATGTTAGCAAAGATGGTGAAAACTTTGGTAACATTACAATCAGCTTGATTGATGAAAACAGCCTAAAGATTTATTTTAGCAAAACAATCAGTGCAGAGCTTGATGAAGAGCAACAGCAAGAGTGGTACAGTTTCTTGCGCAATCTGCGTCGGTTTGCCAAGCGTAATATGCTGACGTTTGATACAAGAGATATTACTCGTAGTAATTTAAAAGTGCGAGATCTTGAGCAAATTAGTAAAAGTGATGGCAATTATATATCAAATGAACTAAATTTGGCCGAAAACAAAATGCACGGAACCACCCGAAACAGTTATCAAAACATTGGACCAGTCAAGCTGTTGGTTCGACACAGTGCCAATGTTGACGAGGCAGTACACGGATCGCGTACACGCAACATTGATGCAATTTTTGTCGAAACACAATTGGGCGAACGTTTCTTGTTACCATTCAAGAAGTTGAACCCGGCCAGAGCAATGGCACGTCATATTGCCGAAGGCGGCACAATGCACGATGACATTGGTGCTTGCATCACTGAGATGGTAACTGAAATGCGAGACCTTAGTACATTTGTACGCAAGATGCGCAATCGTACATTTGAAGATGTAGAAACAACAGGCATGGTTGAGGCCAGCATTGAGCGATATAATCAAATTCACGGACAACTGGCAACCATGCGTGGTCCAAAAGGATACAGCACGTTTGTTGAAAGTTTCAAGCCCAATACAATGATTTCTGAAGATGACTACGATATGGCTGCTCTTAAAGAACGATTCGTGCAGAAAATATTTGACGACAAACTAAGCGAAGCATTACCATATGTTTATCGCGCATATAGAAATAAACAACATGCCATGGAAAACTCATACGTAACAGAATTTGAAAACTGGGCACAGCATCTAGAAGAAGGCACATGGGCAACCCCTGAGCAAGATGAAGATCATGAAAAATTGCGTGACCTAATGGCCAAACCTATTGCAACAGGTCCAAATGGCGACAATGCCAGCGCAGTGTTTTACAACTTAATTGGTTCGGATAGTTTGTATGACGAGTTTTACGAAATCAGTCAAAGCGATACTGGCCCGGACACAGACGTGCGACCTTTGGTCGTTGAATGGTTACAATCACATGGATTCCAAGAAATGGCACAAGAATTTGCACAACAACTACAGCAACAGGCCCAAACTCCTGTTGACGCTACTCAACCACAACCTGGTGAGTTGACCCCACAAGCCAATACCCCAGCCCCTGCTAGTCCTGCACCACAGCAGGAACCTGTAGCAGGTACACGGCCCGCAGTAGAAAGCGTGGACAACATTAGAAGACTAGCCGGATTGCGTACTCTTAGACGAGTATAATTATATACTAATTTTACCAAAAAGACAGAAATTTCTGTCTTTTTCTTTGACATCATAAATACTTTGTCGTATACTAGCAACAGTGCTTATATACGATTAGGCACACAAAGACCATCTTTTTAACTATTAAGGAAATATATCATGGCTACATTAGCAGAAATTCGCGCACGTTTACAAGCAACTGAGAACAGAGCTGGCAACGCCGGCGGCGCAAAGGGTGATAACGTAATTTACCCGCACTGGAACATTGCAGAGGGCACCAGTGCAAAAGTCAGGTTCCTCCCTGACGCAGACCCAAAAAACACATTCTTTTGGATTGAACGAGCAATGATCAAATTGCCATTCGCCGGCATCAAAGGCCAGTCGGATAGCAAGCCAGTTGTTGTTCAGGTTCCTTGCGTTGAGATGTGGGGAGATGCTTGCCCTGTACTTGCAGAAGTACGTGGTTGGTTCAAGGATCCCAAGTTGGAAGAAATGGGTCGCAAGTACTGGAAAAAGAAATCATATCTTTTCCAAGGTTTTGTTCATGACAATCCCATGAGCGACGACAAGACTCCGGAAAATCCAATCCGTAGATTTATCATTAGCCCACAAATCTTTAATTTGATCAAGGCAGCTTTGATGGATCCAGATCTTGAGAACTTGCCAACTGACTACCAAGCAGGCTTGGACTTTACTGTCACAAAGACCAGCAAAGGTGGTTACAGTGATTACAATACTAGCAAGTGGGCTCGCAAAGAGACTGCATTGACTAGCGACGAAGCAGAAGCAATTGAGAAGTTTGGATTGTATAATCTTGCTGACTTTTTGCCAAAGCGTCCCGGCGAAGTTGAGATCAAAGTAATCAAAGAAATGTTTGAAGCAAGTGTTGATGGCGAACCTTACGATCCAGATCGTTGGGCACAGTACTTTAAGCCACCAGGCTTTCAGGGCAGTGGCGACAATGCCGCTCCGGCAGCAAGTGCTCCGGCAGCAAAGACATCCGTTGACATAGGTGACGACGACATCCCTTTTGAATCTGCGGTAGCAGCAGCCGCTATACATGCTGAACCAGCCGAAGCTGATGCTCCGGTGCAAGCCAAACCTTCTAGCCAACGTGCTGAAGATATCTTGGCGATGATTCGCAATCGTAATAAGTAAACACGGCTTGGGCCTCTGCAGAGTAATATCTGTACGCCCAGGTTCTCATCAATAAGGGAGTATAAGCATGGGAAAACCATTCGACATTTCAAAGTTTCGTAAGAGCATTACGAAAAGTATCGAAGGCCTAAGTATAGGCTTTAGCGATCCAACAGATTGGATCAGCACAAATAATTATGCACTGAACTATCTTATTAGTAGCGACTTTAACAAAGGCGTTCCTTTGGGCAAGGTAACAGTGTTTGCCGGTGAAAGCGGTGCCGGAAAGAGTTTTATTTGCTCGGGTAATTTGGTAAAGAATGCACAAGCACAAGGCATTTTTGTTATCCTAGTTGATAGTGAAAACGCTCTAGACGAAAAGTGGTTGCATGCCTTGGGCGTGGACACAAGTGAAGACAAGTTGCTTAAACTCAACATGGCAATGATTGACGAAGTGGCCAAAATGGTCAGTGAGTTCGTTAAGGAATACAAAACAATTCCCGAAGCAGATCGCCCCAAGGTGCTGTTTGTTGTTGACTCATTGGGCATGTTGCTGACACCAACTGACATTAATCAGTTTCAAGCTGGTGACATGAAAGGTGACATGGGTCGTAAACCCAAAGCTCTTGCAGCATTGGTTCGCAACTGTGTTAACATGTTTGGCAACTTGAATCTTGGGTTGGTGTGTACTGCACACACATATGCCAGTCAGGACATGTTCGATCCAGATGATAAGATTAGTGGTGGACAAGGTTTCATTTACGCAAGTAGTATTGTAGTTGCCATGCGTAAGTTAAAGCTGAAGGAAGACGAAGACGGTAATAAGATCAGTGAAGTAAAAGGTATTCGTGCAGCTTGCAAGATTATGAAAACTCGCTACGCCAAGCCGTTTGAAAGTGTTCAAGTTAAGATTCCTTACGAAACAGGCATGAACCCTTATTCGGGTCTAACAGACTTAATTGAAGGCAAAGACCTGCTCAAGAAAGAAGGCAACAGTTTAATCTATACCACAGCCGACGGCGAGATTATTAAGAAGTTTCGCAAAGCATGGGAACGCAACGATGAAGGTTGTTTGGACACTGTGATGAAAGATATCACTGATAATCCACGTGCCATAAGTAGTCAACAAGTTGAAACAGACGTTACAGACGATATTGACATTGCAGAGGAAGCTACAGAATGAGCGTAGAAATTGACACCCTAGTTGAAGTTTACACAATCTTGAAAGAGTATGTTCCTGTCAAGGAACGACAAGGTGCAGCCGATACCTTGATGAGTGTCATGGTTGATGCGTTGAATGATCTTGACCTTAAGGAATTGGCCGGAGTAGATGCTTATTTAAGACGCAGCTATGAAGAATATAGTCAAGACGACGATGCCGAAGACGAAGAAACTGATTATAACTACGAAGATTAAACATGTGGTATAATAAGATAGTAGTCGATATATCCAACTTGCCGGCATTTATCGATTACTACTACGCCGAACTTGACTCTGCAAAAACAGAAGTCAAGATTTACGGCAATGTAGAAAAAAGTATTGCACAGCTACCGGGTGTCACTGAACATCGCTTTAATCAACTACAAGAGATTGAAGCGGTGCTCAATCATCTCAACATTCAATTGCGCAAAATTAGACGCAAGCATTTTCAGAAATATCTAGAAACTTATGCTCGCGCCCTCACAAGCAGAGACGCTGAAAAATATGTAGACGGCGAAGATGAAGTTATTGATTACGAAACACTAATCAATGAAGTCGCCTTGTTGCGTAACTGTTGGTTGGGTATCATGAAGGGACTCGAAGCCAAACAATGGCAAATGGGTCATATTGTTAAACTTCGTTGTGCTGGAATGGAAGACATCACTGTATGATTGACTGCAGGGTTCGCGGTCAAGAATTACTCAAGGAGTGGCAACTCTATAAAACTGCACGACCCAGAGAACATGTTTTTGATATCCAAGGAGATAAAGAAGATCTTGCTGCCCGGGCCGATTTATTACAAACTGTGGTAATGTGGGACGAAGACGAAACTCGTATAGAAGAAAACTGTCTTCAGTTTGAGTCTTGTCTTGCTGTATTCAAAGAGAAAATAGTTTTAGAACTATTAACTCGAGGCGCGGCCTAAGGGCAACAATGTGCGTTTAGTTAGCCAATCAATTACAGCAGCGTTACTGTCTATTACTTCATAAAAGTAAGTACCTGCACTAGCAGGATCTAGGTGTATATCTGCAAGAGTTTCACCTTGATCGTTTACCATGTGTATGTTATGCTTGGTGCATAAATGTTTAATGGTACTGTTGTGACTTAGGCAAATCATTTGTCCTTCTAGAATATTGTGAGTCCTGCACCACTGAATGCATCGCTTCATTAGCAAGCTGCCCATTCCCCGACCCTGATACTTTGGCAACACACTAAATGCCAGTTCCATTTTATGTCCCAGTGCAATGTGTCCTATTGCTACAAATTCTAAATGACGATTTTCTATGCAGAACAAAACATGATGATCTTGATCGCGTTCAATACCATCGCATAGATTATCAATCATTTCGTCCTTGATTGCACACCCAAAACGCAGAGTTTTACTTTCAGAATCTAGGCCCTTGAGATGCGCACGATATTTGGGATATTCGTGCGGCAAAACTCTACGAACAACACGAGTCATTATTTTGTAATCATTATATTACGAGCTAGATCATAACGACCAATGCGGGCAAAATGAGCAGCAGCGCGAGCTTGTCCCATTGATTCTAAAAATTGATAAATTGAGTTGAGTAGTGATTTCATAGTGTCCATCCTGAGTTAATGCGGTTAAATTGTTTTTGATCATATTCACGAGTAATGCGATCAATATCGCAACTACATTGTGGGTTTTTAGAAACAATATATGCTTCTAGAGTAGATCCGTAAGTTTGTGGCTTTTCAAATAATTGGAACATGCTTTTGACACGTTCAAATGTAAATTTTAACATAAAATTCCTTTGTAAGTAGTAACGTGTAATGGTTTCTACTAATGTATTTATGCTGCACCTGCACATTTTACTATAATACTTTACTGCAATAAATAACAACATGTCCAATATGCGAAAACTCATTGATGTGATATCCGGTAAAACCGCCGACATTGATCCAATCAAACCCAAGTCAGGTCCTGTTCCTTTAGGCACCAGGCCCAAGCGCCCAGCAGTGCCAAAAACCACAAATAATTTACAAACGCCGCGCAATAAACGTTGACTAATTGCGTTGACTAACATATAATAGATACATGCGTTGATAGCTCAGTTGGTTAGAGCAAGCGACTCATAATCGCTGGGTCACAGGTTCGAGTCCTGTTCGACGCACCAAGATATATTGCGAGTATGGTGAAATAGGTAGACACAAGAGACTTAAAATCTCTCGCCCGCAAGGGCATGCCGGTTCGATTCCGGCTACTCGCACCAGTTACATATAACTTTGATTAAATTAATTAGTTGGAAACATTGACATTACCTTGCATTGATAGTACACTAAACAAGTTATTATAAAGGACTTGTATATGTTTGAATCAATTGAAATCCGCAAAGCAGCTAATGGCTTTATCCTAGTTGTCACAACTGAAGATGAGACTAAAGAATATGTGTACGATACTAGCCGTAAAGCTATCCGAGTAATCAAAGACTACTTGGAGACAAACAAGACCTCTGCCGCATAACATGAGTTCCAACGGAGTAATAATTACCAGTGCCATTAACACCAAATTTGGTGTTTACACTGCCGAACAGCGCCTTGCACAAACATTAGAGACAATACGCTCTGTTAGGAATTACGTTCCGGGATCTGTGATATTTCTAATAGAAATGGCCGGCATACCTTTGAACACCGAACAACTATCCAAGCTGACTGCTGCGGCAGATCAGGTATTTGATTATACCTCGGATCCCGCAGTGACTGGATTGTTTCATAGCACAGACAATTGGGACGTGGTTAAAAATGTCACTGAAGTTATGTGTTTTAAAAATACACTTAAAACTTTGCTAGATGCGCAATTGTTAGACAAGGTTGATCGACTGTTTAAAGTAAGCGGTCGTTATTTGCTAACTGATCAATTTGATTTAGAATTTTACAATCAATACAAGAACAAATCCTGCATGGTGCTCGGCACTAGTAAATCCAGTCAATTTTCCTACGAGGTAACTCAAGTCGAGCGCCAGTACATGAGTAGACTTTGGTCATGGCCGGCACCGTTAACATCTGAAGTTGTTGTTGCCTATGAAGCCAGTTTGCAGTATATGTATGAGCGTCTGGCTGTAGGCGGGTATGTGGACATTGAGCATTGCTTGTACAAGTTCTTAGACCACAACAAGGTAATTGAAAAAGATGTACTGGGAATTCGTGGTAATATTGCTCCCAACGGAGCAGCAATAAATGACTGACATTAGTGTGTTTTACAACTGCTGTGACCTTAGGGGACACAGGAATCTCAGCCTGGCACAAATGATTAGATTGTGCCAAAGTGATTTGATGACACAGGCCAAGAATGTTTATGTCATGTTAAACGGTGATTTAACAGAGTTCTTGGACCTTGCATCATTACTAGAAAATAATCCCAATGTTAGAATAGTACACACCAATCCAGATGCTAGTCTCATGGAGTGGCCCGGACTAGCACACCTTAAAAATTACTGCGATGCTGCCACAAACGAGGAGTATGTCATGTACTTTCACATCAAGGGTGTTACACATCCCACTAATACTGGAATTCATGATTGGCGCAGATACTTGGAGTACTGGAACATTGATCGTTGGCAAGACTGCGTTACCAAGCTGGACCAAGGATTTGAAACAGTTGGTACAAATTTTATCAATGAACCCTTCTTGGGCATTGATCGACAGATAAGAAACTGGAATCATTACAGCGGAAACTTTTGGTGGGCTCGTAGCAGTTAC